GGGTTATGTCCGCGCCGCAGAAAAAGACAGATACCGCGACATCGTTAAAAAGCATCCCCGGTGGACAAAGCTCAACGGGTACCCTGACACGCTACGCGGTAGCGACATTGATCGATGGCTTGACTTCAACGACCCGCGTGATGAACGATAGCCCTTCTGCCGAAGAGGCAGCTTAGAAGTATTTGCATGCGGGCTGGTCTTTCCGCGTCCACTGCCGAATAGGCAGAAGAGCCCCGCCTTGTGCGGGGCTTTTTCTATCACTCATTGGCAGCTAGCCACAGCTGCCACCAGCTCCCGCTCGTAGCCGATCCGCTGCCTGCGCTCTGCCAGCAGCGCGCGGACTTTCACCTCCAAGCTGTCCTCCCTGCGCAGACCATCCGCCGCCCAGGCCGGTACCGCCGGCGCCGTCACCCGGCACGGAACTTGGAGCGGCACCTCTACGCGCACCACGCGCGGCTCAGGCTCGACGGCCGGCTGGACAGCGCATCCTGCAATCAGCACCAGGATGATCGGCGCCATCGCCACGATGCAAAGCCGCGCAGTTGATGGGTTTCTTCGAAAAAAACTGCTTAAAAACGGCATGATGATCGCCACCCCACCACCAGGGTGCTGTTGCTCCTGCAGCACCTGCAGCACCTGCACTTTTTCGGTAGACCTGCACATTTGTGGTACTCCTGCATGGTCACAAACCCAGCTCCTTGTCGATGATGGCCGCGGCGGCAGCCGCGGGGTCACCCCCGGTGTGCTCCCGCTGCAGGCGGTTGGCTGCCTGGTAGTCCTCGCCGGCAGCCTTGGCGGCCTGCTGCTGGATCGGCTCGGCCTCCTTGGCGCGCTTCTCGGCGGCCAGGCGGAGATCGGCAAGCGCCTGGTTCTGCTCCCCGACTTGGCCCTGCAGCGTGCTGCTGGTGGTGCGGCAGGACGCCAGGGTGCTGGCTGCGGTGGACACCTTGCCATGCAGGTCCTCGACGATGGGCCGGTAGTGGCCGGCGGTGAGCGAGTAAGAGGCCCACCCGCCGATGCCAGCGCCCAGGGCGAGCAACACGACTGCGGCGACCGCGATCACGGCCGTCCTGTACTGCTCGAACACGACCATCACTGCACCGCGGCCAGGGCCTGGGCGTAGATCGCATCCCAGGTCTGTGGGTGTGGCTTACCCGGGCGCCAGACGCGGGCGTAAAGGTCCCAGGCCTCCTGCACCTGGCCCAGGGCCGGCAGCGGCTTGGGATCGGTCCACAGCAACAGTCGGGCGAATGCCGCGGCCAGGACGTCGTCGCGCTCCAGGGCCTCATAGACCGCCGGTGCAGTTGGCTCGATGCCGCGGGCGGCGCAGACCTCCAGCGCGTGCGGCCGGCTGGCAGGATGAGTCAGCACGCCACGGACGCCACCGGCCTGCTCGAATTGCCACAGCCCCCGGGCCGGGCCGCCGATCTGGCGACGGAACTGGAGGCGGGATTCCTGCAGGCCGATAGCCAGCAGCATGACTGTTGCGCGCTTGCCGGCCATCTTGGCAGGCAATAGGGCGAAGGCCGGAGCGATGGCGCCGGTTTGGGTGGTGTCGAGGGCCATGTTTTTCTCCAGGCGAAAAAAAGCCCGCTCGCGGCGGGCTGGTGGGCTGTCGAGGATTACTCGGTGACCGGATCATCCGCCGCTTCGGCGGTGAGCATAGGGACTTCCTTCTCGGGCATCTCAAGGCGCACATCGATCCAGCTATTGAGCGGCACATCCATCGGCGCGCCCGCGCTCAGGTGCATCTCGCCCTCGTCATCCAGGGTCCAGCGCTGCTTGAATAGCCGAACGGTCACCATCCCATTCCCGTCCTGCTCGCTCTGCGTGATTCCCAGTGTCCGGCCACCGTCGGGCGAGCATGGGTCCTGTATGCGCCAGCCCTCATTGGCCAGGCCAAGACTGCCGGCAATCTGGTAGACGCCCACTCCCAGGCGCTCCACCGTCACGCCGCGGGCCTCGAAGTTGCAGGCACCGTACTCCCCAGCGGCCTCAAAGCTGCTCTCTAGCAGATCCCTGCGCTCGCTCTTTTCCACCTGGACGATGCGCACAATAGGGGACGCTGCGGATAGCACACCAGAACTTGCGCGGGTAGTGTTGCCCTCGTGGTAGAACTTGTAACTGACGTTACCCATCGACCAGCCGCCGATGCAGAAGTTATTGCCATACCCTGAGTCCAGGCCGACCATAACCCCGTACTGCCCTTCTCTGATGAAGGCCATGCACGCGCTAGCAGCTGTGTTCCCCGCGTTGGATATTGTCACCGAACTTTGTCGATTGGTATTAGAGCCGTTGACGTTAGGAAATGGCGGAACGACCGTAGACCCTAAATTCAAACCGCTGCTGATGTTTGAACCGTTAGCCGAAAGCACGCCAAGGTTTGCTCTGGCGCCATCTGCGGTAGTCGCGCCTGTTCCGCCTGTGCTGATTGGCCTGACAGCATCCTTAGCAGCAAATAGCTCGCTGCAATTATCGTTTAGTTTCTTAAAAGCTAGTGGCGCAAGGTCTCCTATGTAACTACCGTTATTTGTAGTGGTGTCAACAAGCTGAAGCGACATAATCAGACCTCATTACTAGGAATGGCATAAACAAATGGCTGTATAAAGTTAGGGGAAGACCCGTTATTACCTGTTATTTGGCAGTTATATACAGCGCTTCCTGCAAAAGCAGTTCCGTTGGGGAAATAAACGCCGTCAAACTGAGCAACCCCATCGGTTACAGTTCCTGCGAAAATATTCGCCAAGAAGTACGCGGCACCCGATACCGAATAAGCGGCATTCGTTCCCCATGTCCAGCGGTAGGTGGTAGCGGCAATCTGTGTAGAGCTGCGGTTGTAGCTTCGGGTGGCATAGACGAATCGCATGCAGGGATACCCGGCGTCGAAAACGATATCGTTCGATGCGTTCTTTATCCGTGCGCCCCACCCCCCAGCGCTAGCAGGAGGGTTATACACGGAAATTATATAACTCCTAGTGACAGCCGTAGAAAGTCCAATATCTGGATAAAACCTCATCCCCGTCCAATTTCCAGAACTCCCTAATATCTCAAAGGCACCCACATAAGCGCCGAGCTGGAAAAATATCTGAGGCACCGATTGACTTGTTACTACGAATGGAAAGCTTACGGTTATTGTGTTGTTTGTGCCGGCGCCTACTGTATATGAGCCTTTGCCGAGGACGTGAAGCACAGAGTTACTGTCGTCGAGTATCAGCTGGCCGGCATCGCCTTTTATCTGAATTCCGAAGCTCATGCGAAAGAGAACGCCCTGATTGTCACATTGATGGTTGAGTTGTTACGCGGAATGGAACTTACACTGATGGTATTGCCGCTAACTGTATGAGGCGGAACTATCACCGCCTCAAGCCAGATCATGAAGTTTGCACCCAAGTTGGCAGTGGGGATCGTTCGGCTGAAGGAGCCCCCTGGCGCTAGAGCAACCGTTTCGCTGTAGACGACGCGCGCCGAGTAACTACTGCTATCGAAGATCACCGTGCCGTCAGGACTACGGAAGCTGCATCCGAAACTCATGCGCTTAGATTCCCTATTTGTATCCGCAGTAGGCCATTACCGTCCCAGATCTTCAGCGCCTCAGCAGTGATCTGCATCCGGCCCCCGCCGCTAGCGCTGTTCATTGCGAATCCACTCGTCTTGCTCAGCGACCAAAGCGGAGCACCACTCGCCCCCACCGCCGTGGACTGAATGGTGTCGCCGATCTTGGCGTTCGTGATGGTGCCGTCGCCGATGATCGCCACGTTGATGATGGTCTGGCCGTTCTGGATCAGGAACGGGGTTGTAGTCGTCGATCCATCGCTGTTGAGCACAGCGAAGCGGGTTGCCATCACGAGGAACTGACTCGTGACAGTGCCTCCATTGGCGTCAACGCCTAGTGCAATGCCAGCGGCGTAGCGCTGGCCGTTGACGGTTACCTCGGTTTTCACCGAGTAAGCGGCTGACACACGGCTATCGAGGGTGGCTACTGCGCTTTGCGTGGTCTGAATGGATGCAGTGTTGCCCCCTACCGAAGCCGTTAGCGTGTCAACACGCTTCGCCTGCGCTCGCGTCGCGTCAGCCGCAACGGACTGGACTGTGATCGTACCGGCGTAGACGTTGGTATTTCCTGCGCCCCAGTCGCTGTCGCCGGCGCCATCGGGCGTGATGCTCGCCACCAGCCCGGTCACGCTGTTGGCCTGGGCCGTCAGCCGCCCATCAAGGCTGCTGATGTCCTGGGTATTCTTGCTGACCTGGGCAGACACGGCACCGGCCTGGGCAATGCCCGCGCCAGCGTCTAACCAGTTCGTCCCGGGCGGCGTCTCGTTGCCGTCGGTATCGCTGTTCCAGGCGTAGAGGCGGCCGTCGGTGTAGACGACCGTCTGGCCCTTCTTGTAGGTGGCGTCGGCTTTCCACACCAGGGGGACCAGTGTCTCGGCGGCGTTGATCGGCGTGAGCAGGTCCTGGCCCAGCTGGGTCTTGGTGATCTTGCCGGTCATGCCCTGGAGGTAGGCCGAGACGTCGTTGCTGGTCGAGGCGTTGACCTTCAGGAAGTCGCTCACGCCGTAGGCGTTGCGAGTCCGGACGAAGTAGAAGTAGTTGGTGTAGAACGCCAGGCCGGTGTGGGTGAAGCTCAGGCCCTGCCCCAGGTATGAGGCCTGGGCCGCCGAGGCGGTGCTGCTGGTGCTGAACCAGTACTCGTAGGTGCCGCCGTTCAGGCCGTGGGCCGGGTTGCTCGGCACCAGGGTGATCTGGTCCAGGGTCGCATAGACGGAGACGGCTTCCGGAATTGGCGGCCCGTTGATGCTGACGGTGATCGACACCTCGCCAGAGCGTGCCAGAGGGCCAATGGCGGCAACGCTCATGGTGTAGTTGCCCGATGGCAGGTCGTTGAACGAGATCTGCAGCGAGTCGGCTGCCAGCGTCTTGGACTGGACCGCCTTGGCGCCCTGGCGCACGGTGACCACATAGCCCTGAACGCTGCCCTGGTCCGGTGCTGACCACGACAACACCCCCTGGCTCACCTCTGCCTGGTCGGCCGGCGTCCAGGCCAGGTTGGTCGGCGAGCCGATCCCGCCGGTGGGCAGGTTGATGAATCCCAGCGGGTTGTAGGGCGTGCCTACGGCATCGCCGAACATCTCGGCGTCGTACTGGGCGACGTTGACCGTGCAACCGCCGGTGGCGGTCATGGTCCAGTCCTGGACGATGAACTCGCCATCGATGTTCAGGCTGGGCAGGTAGACACGCACCACGCGGCCAGGGCGGCAGTTGTAGCCGTTGAAATTCAGTGGGATCGACAGCGAACCCCCGGACCGGCGCCGGCGCAACTCCATGTTGGCGAGGCGCTGCATTTGGTAGGGGTCGGTGACGTAGCTGGACGACAGGGATTCCGCCGCCTCGCCGCCGTCCTCGGTGACCCAATCCTCGACGCGCACCTCCGGGTAGTCGGTGTCGGCCCAGGCTTGCGCAGGATCGACGAAAGTGCCGCGGATGATGTTGATCGCCGAGTCGTTGCTGACCTCGGTCGAGCCGCTGACGGTACCGATCACCATGTCCTCGGTGATCGTGTAATCGTATGGCCCGTAATAGGCGCCGACCTGGAGCGACCACTTGCCGCCCACGCGGATCAGCTGGCCGCCACACGCCTGCTCCAGTTTCTGCAGCACCTGGGTGCGCTGCTCATCGGCGCCGATCACGCACGAGGTGCGATAGCGCGCGCTCGACGAGCCGTCAGCATTGCTCACCGACTCATCGCTGACGTTGGCACCGTCGGCGAACGTGGAGAAGATGATCTCGTCGTCCGGCACATTGCAGCGGGTGCGCAGGTACCAGAGCAGGTGCAGCGCGGTGTTGGGGCTGTAGCCGGTGTTGCCATTGCGCGGATCGTAGATGTCGGTCCGACCCCGCACGATGAAGCGCACGTCGGGGATGCCCGAAGGGAAGCGCTCGGCGCTGTAGCGCAGCGACAGGCGCACGTAACTCAGGCCACGGCCAATCTGGCTTTCCTTCCAATCAGGGCAGTTAGCCAGCAGGAAGGCGTTGGGCTGGGTGGGGTTGATCACCACCTCGTAGCTGACCTGGTCGCCGAAGGCGGCGATGTCCTCCTCGCCTAGCAGGATCTGATCGACGCCCGCGATGGCGCCCTCGGCCAGCACGTAGACCAGGTGCAGCCACTCGCCGTCGCCCTGGTCGCCCTTCTGCTCCTGGGCCCACGCCAGCAGGCCGCCAGTGCTCACACGGCCCAACAGGAAGCGGCACGCGGCCTTCGAGCTGCGGACGGTCTGTGCGGAGGGTTCGCTCTGAGTGGGCCCTTTGACGTTGGCGGCCTTGGCCTGCTGATCGGCGACGTAGTAGCCGGCAGCGGCCCCGACAATGGCGCCGCCAACGTTGCCCTGGGCATAGCCGACGACGGCACCGATCACCGCCGAGGCGATCTTGCTCGTACCTTGAGCCATTACTCCACTCTCCAGACCGCTAGGGGTTCACAGTCGATG